ATACCCAATAGCATCAGTATCATCAACTGTTCTATTAACATATAAAGTCCTATCATATCTGGGAAGAAGTCCTATTTTGTAAGTAATTTGTGAAGTTGTATTAGGTGCATCAAAATAACTATAGTAAGCTATTTCAGGTGTACTACCTGCGTCATTACCTATATTACTTATTGTAGACATAGATATTCCAACTGGTCTGCTCCCACCTGATGCTCCTTTTAATGCCGTTGTATCTTTATAAAAAAACCAAACAGAATTAGTTGCATCACCTTGAGACCCCCATTCGTGAAATACATGACAATCTAACCTAATTGTAGATGATGCACTCGTAGGTGTAATATTAACTGTTAAAGCTGAACTGCCTATAACTGTATTTGTGTTTGCAGTTAAACTTTGTGAAAATGTGCCAGTATATTGTGTAAAACGAACTGTTTGCAAAACCTTACCACCACCTGCACCAGTTATACTGCCAGTAAAAGCATAATCTGCTCCTAAATCTAATTTAGTATTCCCTACTGCATCATCTGCAATCTTAGCAGTAGATATAATACCATCTGTAATATCTGATGATGTTAATGGTACTGATGTTGGTTGTACTCCAATAAATCCCATGTTTTCACCTATGTAATTTCTAATATACTTAATGTTGCATCAATTTTTGCTGTTACCGAGCAATCTATTTTAATTATATCTGTAGCTTGTACCACGACTTTTCCACCAGTTAATAATTCTAGTGTCGAGCCAACTGGAATATTTACATCTTTTGCTAATAGAACTGTTTCATTTGTTTCTGTGTCGCTTGTATCTGAAACTAATTGAACATCTACTGTAACTGCTGTTGTGTGAATGTTACAAAGTAATAAACCAATAATAACTGTGGTAGTTGAATTGGGTGCTGTATAAAGTGTTAATGGTGTTCCTGCACTCGCAGGCATTGCTCCATTTGTTTTAACTTTAAAAGTATTTGCCATTTATAACTCCTATCCCAATGCAATCGCTAGAGGTAAAGCATTTGGGTCTGTTTCTGATATTGTACCAGTTACACTCATTTGACTGGTGATTGCATTACTGCTTATATTAATTTGAAATAATTCAACATTATCTGAACCATCATTTATTTTAACTTTTAAAACTCCACTTGTGGCATTATCAACCCACATTGTACCAGTAGCAACAGAACTGGGTGCTGAACTGCCAATATGGGAAGTATTAAGGGCAGTTAAAATATTATTTAATTCTGTTCTAAAAGAACTAAAACCCTGATTTGCTAAACTTACATCTGATACTTGTGCCATAATTTTTTATATCCTTATTTTGTTAACTTTGCAACCCATAACCTTTTGCAATATAATCAAATGTTCGATCTACTGCACTATCACTTGAGTTTTTAAAAGCTATTGTAAAGCCATTTACTGTTTTTGAACTTATAGTAAAAAAATCTCCAGTTGCCATGTTTTGTGCTGAAATCCCTATAGCAGGTACTGCATAAAATGGGTTTGTATAAGTTATATTTTTACTCCCACTAGATGTTGCCACATCATTTTCGGAAAATGTTCTTTCTTCCATATTAAGTTTTACATCAATTTGCTTAACATTACTAGATGTTTGATTATCGTCATTTGTTAATTTTAATCTAAACTTTGCAAATTTAAATTTAAATGTCGCTGATTGTGATATATCTGAAAAGGTTGTGCAATCGTCTAATGATGTTATTGATGTTGCAATTTGCACCCTATGAAAAGCATGAAGCTGTTCTGTTCCGTCAAATGGTGCTTTAGCTGAATCAAATACTAATGCACCCCTGCCAGTATCAAATAAATCATATGGGTTTTCTGCATCTAGTGTAATTGTAGGCTCTACGTTACCATCATAAACTTGTGTCAAACTCAAACTATTAGAAAAATTGTAAAACCCTTTTGTATCTCTATTAATACTTGTAAAGTTAGGATTTGATGTTGTATCTGTACCACCTAGTTCAAAATCTCCACTCGGACTATCAAAATTACCTATTGTATCGTCAAAATTTGTTACAGTATCTAATGTTAATACAGTATCGCCAGTTGTATCAATTTTAACTGCTAAGGGTAAATTTGTGTCCATTTGATTTAATGCAGTAAATATATTTGGTGTTTCACTAAAACTTGCAACTTGTTGATAAGCATGAATTCCAGATATGTTTGTAGATACAATATTAGCTTCTGCTGAACTATTGCCATTCTTATCGATAGCTTTTATTAAATAACTGCCAACTCTAGCAGGAACTACAGCATTATCACATTTTCTTCTAGGGCATCTAAGAAGATTTGTTGAATTAATCCAATTAGCACCACTTACAACATTTTGGTATCTTATTTCATAAAATGATATGTCTAAATCACTATTTGCTGTTGGGGGTGTCCAAGTAAGTTTTAAATGGTCTTGACCATGCAATTCAACAGCAAAATCTTCAACATCACTAGGGGGTTCAACACCACCCACAATAGCTTGGGTAACTGAAATAAAGGTGCTTTTTGAGCCTATTGTATTAACTGCCCTTACTCTTACTTGATAAGTTGCACCATCAATAACATTTAAATGTTGATATTCTAATATTTTTCCTACTGCTATTTCTCTGAATGAGTCTGAAACAGAATTACCATCTACATCTAAAGTTTGTTTTATTTGCACTTCATAATTATCAACAAACTTATCTGGTGATGCACCTATAGAAATAAGCAATCTAGTTATTACAATACCATCTGCATATTCTACTAATTCATCTGTTAATGTTATACTTGCAGGGGGTTGAACTGAAAATGGGTTAGGTAAAGTTGTGTTTGGAATAGTTGCAACTTCTTGTTGAGTTCCAAATGTATAATAACTTTCTTGATGTTCTGATAATTGTAAACTTACTGTATGATCTGAATTAAGGGTTAAATTTTGCACTCTAAAAGGTTTTGCAGAAAAACTTGGTGTTGCATGAGTTATATTAACAATATCCCCTATAGATAAATCTAATGCTGTAGCATCTGATTTTAAAGCAACATCTAAACTAGACCTAGACCTCCTTAAAATGATTTCTGCCATTTCTTGTGCTTGATATGGACTTGTAAACATAGAAAAATCAAACCTGCCCTCTAAAAGTAAGCCACCATCTGCTGTTTTCATTGTTGAATGTTGATCTGCACTAGCTATTCCAGTTTCATCTACTGGTGGAAATTGTGCTGTATCTGATTGATAGCTTTTATCTGGATTAGTAAAATTAACAATAACCCTATTATATCTTGAGTTTTTGCTTTTACTTGAAACTGATATACCACCAATAATATTATCTTCTGTTAATGTAATTGATGCTGAACCAGTACTTTCAACTAATATATTGTATACACCAGATGAAAAGTTTAAATATGACCTCGAACCCCTCACAAATTCTTTTACGTTATCAATAGCTTTTCTTGAGGTATCAATAACAATATGGCTATCCATTAGGTCTATTTGGCTTGCACCACTATAAGGGGTAATATTAGCATCACATACATCACTAGCAGTTTGCCAATCTGCAAAGTTACTATCAAAATAACTATTAGCTATTCCCATTCCAAATCTATCGTTTCTTAAATAATCTAATAATTGCAATATAGGATTATCTGAATATGCCCAAGTTGAACTTGTATCTTTCCTATGGCTACCAGAGCCACCAGTAACAGTTCCATCTAAGTTAGGGTTATATACCTTTTTGCCTTGAACTATCGCTGTAACACTCGGTAATGAGCCAAACTTATCTTGATTCCACTCAAATCTAATAGCAAGATATGCCAAACCTCTTAATCTATGGTTACTTGTCCAAGAACTTAGGGTGGATAATAAACTTGATGCACTTTGACTATCAGAACCAAAATGGGGTTCGCAGGTTATTAAACTTGCACCATCATAAAAATTCGCATCACCACTTCCAACTGTTATTTGTGTATTATCTGCAATATCCCCAGACCATGTAACTGTATTGTCGTTTATTTGTATTGAAGAAATATCATTTATTTCACCCTCACTTAATACAATAGCCATATATAAATATTGATTATCTGTTCCAGATGTTTCTAAAAAAACTACATGACCACCAACTTTTCTTGTTCCATAAACAATAGGAATATG